CTTGAGCTTGCCGAAGAAAAACTGGCACTTGAGCGAGAGGCTTTAGGTAATGCTACCGACCAACAGGCTGAACTGGGAAGTTCGTTAATTAGGGCCTTGAAAGGAGTAGCAAAAGATGTATGGAATAATAACGATTCAGAAGATGAAGAGGAAAAGCAAAAAGAGGTTTAGGCCGACAAAATGGTGCAAAACCCCGCTTGACAAATACATCTATATGTTTATGATTTTAGTAGTAATTTATATGGTCGCACAAGCTTTCAGAGCACCATCTGGTTTCTGGACTGGGACGTATGTACCGACTGACTATATTGAAATTGAACCAAGAGACACAGGAGACACAGGAAGACTTTATGGTTTATATGATGATTCTATAAAGAAGATACATTTAGTATCAACAGGGGAGACACAGGAGAACGTGGTGACCATTCCTGAACCAAAGTATATAAGTTTGGGAGAATTTAAGCTGACTGCTTATTGTCCATGCATTAAATGTTGTGGTGAATGGAATCATGAGCACCCACAAAACCAATACGAGGGGTTTATTCAGAAAACAGCAAGTGGAACGGTACCAAAGGAAAACCATACGATAGCTGCTGATTGGAGTAAGCTACCGAAAGGTACAAAAGTCCTTATAAATGGAGTTGAATACCTTGTCGAAGATAAGGGTGGAGCGGTAAAAGGTAACCACATTGACATATACTTTGAGGACCACCAAGAGGCTCTTACATTTGGAGTACAATACGCAGAGGTATTCATTATAGAATAAAAAGTAAAGGGGTGATTAAATGGCAACACAAAGAATGAGCAAAACACACATTGATTTAGTACCATTTAGTAAAAAGCAACAAATGCTCAGTACTTGGTGGATGCCTGACGTTTCACCTCATGCTGACAAAGATGTAATCATATGTGATGGAGCTATTCGTTCTGGCAAAACTATGGTAGGTAGCATGAGTTATGTAATGTGGTTTATGTATGTATTCAATTATCAGAACTTTGGCCTGGCAGGCAAGAGTTTAGATTCACTTCGCAGAAACGTCTGGGTACCAATACAACAATGGTTTTCTGATGTCGGAATAAATGTAGTAAGATTGAGAGAAACAGCAAACGGTTACATACTCAAATATTCCTATAAGAGTAAAAATGGTGAGATAATAAAGAAGGAAAACTATGTGTACTTATTCGGCGGTAAAGATGAGGGCTCAGCTGCCTTCGTTCAGGGTTTAACGGCTGCAGGCTTCTTCTTTGATGAATGTGCATTAATGCCTCAAAGTTTTGTTAACCAAGCAGTAGCAAGGTGTTCTGTTGAAGGAGCTAAAATATGGTTTAATTGTAACCCAGAAGGACCATATCATTGGTTTAAAGTAGATTGGCTAGATAAGCTCCATACCCATAATGCACTGCATATACATTTTACCATGGCTGACAACCCTTCATTGAGTAAAAGGACTTTACAAAGATACGAGAATACTTGGGAAGGTGTTTTCTACCAACGATTTGTGCTTGGTGAATGGGTTCAGGCAGAAGGCACCATCTACCAAGGGTTTGCATCGAACACAAAAGACTATTTAATAGATGATATAGACGCTTACTTGAAACAAAGCAACAAGCGAATAATGGCTGTTTACATGGGGGTGGACTGGGGCCACTCTGGCTCGGCTAATACAATTGTGGCTGTAGGCATCACGGATAAGGCCGAAGAGGTAATTGTATTAGATGAATGGTATACACTCGAAGAGCTTGACCCAGTGCTACTCTATGCCAAGTTAATTAGATTCATGACACCTATATGCAACAAATATGGCTATGTTAAGGTCTTTGCAGATAGCGCTGAATTGATGTTGGTACGTGGTTTGTCGAACGCCGCAGCCAAAGCAGGGTTAAAGGCAAGCATACCGAAAACAGGCTGTATTAAGCATGAGATAATAGACAGAATAGTATTAGAGAATACTTTATTTGCTCAGCATCGCATTAAAATACATAAGAAGTGTGATAAGCTTATAGGTGCATTCCAGACGGCAGTTTGGGATAGCAAGAGCAAGAAGGATATAAGGCTAGATGATGGTACGAGCAACATAGATAGCCTGGATGCCTTTGAGTATGCGATATGTACACAAATGAAG